ATTTCTCTGTTTGCATCTTTTAATTCTTCTATATCTTCTAACACTTTATCCATTTGTTTTCTTAAAAATTCTATGTTGACTTTGTTTAAAGCCATAGATTCAATATGTTTCTCTATCTTCTCGGTGGTCTTATATAAATCCTCGATCATCATAAATTGCTCGGAATCTGCTGGAAGCGAACCTAATTGACCCCTGGGCCATTTGATTCTAAATTCTGTATTTTCAGTTAAATCTTTTTGCATTAATTCTAATTTTGTTGAGTTTGAATTTAATTTTTCTTGGATACCAAAAAAAGCCCACGTTCCAATCGCAACCATCGTAATCAAGCTCGCAACTGTTTTCATAGGCATTTGCACTTTTGCCTCGTTTGAGATATCCATAGCCATATTATTCTTTCCCATGTTTTATTTCAGTTATGGCTAAAAGCACTAGCTGTTCTATAAATTTATCTAGTCTTTGCCCAGTAGCTTTGCTACCAACCAAATCTGCTGAACCTGCTTTACTAAATATATCTGGGCTATTGATATTATATCTAAAACCTATGTTGTTAGATTTTAAAAATTTTTGATCTTCTTTTGATAATCTTATTTTATCTTTTGTACTCTCCTGACCATAGTAATCATTCTGTGATGATTCGCTATCGCTTAAGTTAAATAATATTAGGTTTTTTAATGCTTTAATATAAGCTGTTTTAGTAGTACCACCATCTCCATAAGGTGTAAATTTATCCATTTCAGTTATTATTTCTATAACCGTAGGTAAATATAATTTTTTAAACTCTTCATTTGGAGTTGGTGTATTACCATTTGTCCATTTAGGATTAAGTCCTCCTACTTGATGTGTATATTGTGACTCACCAATCTCCAAGTTTAGTTTACTAGTTTCTGATTCAAATATAATTAAAGGTTCATTACCTCCATTCATTTTTAAATCACTAAATTTATTTGCATTAGCTATTACTTTTGCATCAGGAACTTTAAATGCTTTATGAGTGCTTTGTTTTGTATGAGCATCTACAGCAGTTGGTTCTACATTACCCAATACTCCGTTATCATCTCTTAGATCATCTATTGTATCATCTATATATTTTAATAGTGCCTTTCCTATCTCGTCTATGCCATCTAAATCTTCTCCGTCCCCATTAAAATCAACACCGTGTTCTGTATTAATAACATTCATTTTAATATTAGTACTATTGAATGCGTATTTTTGTTCCCCAGTATATTGATTTTGAATCAGTCCTCTCATTATTTCTAAATCTTGAATCAGAGTATCTCTCATCTGATAATATCCTTTTCCCTCTAGCCAAGTTTCGCCAACTTTAGATGATGTGGGAAGTTTTTCAAGTTGTTTGATTGTTAGAGATATCATTTTTTCAATCTGCTTAACAGAACCTTCAGTGTGTAATTCTAAATTTGTATTAGGTTTTAGATATTTATTACCGAAGCCTTTATATTGTTTTGTAATTTCTGCTTTCCAATCGCTTAATCCCATTAAGTTCATTTCTGAAGCTATTCCTGAAGCAATCATACCTGCGTTTACTACATCACCTTTATGTTCTGTTAGTGCTGTGTGAATTGCTGATAGTAATCGGTCAGACTGTGTGCTGGGAACATAATGTTGTGCTAATATTTGCTGCAATATAACCATACCGTCCACTTCGTCACCGTCATTATCAACGAATGTTTCTCCCCATTGTTTCATTTTTGTTGCACCAAGAATAAGACCATTATTAGTTTTTAGTTGAGAATCTATTGCTTCTGGTGCTAACTCTTCACCTTGTTTATATTTATTTTCAAATGCGTTTTGATATAATTTTTTACTTAATTCAGAATGGAAATTATCTCCTAACAGTTCATAAACCCAATCAGCAAATTTACCAGCTTCTTTTCCTAGAGTATCGCCACCATTAAAATACTCATCTATAGCCCATTGAGGAACTTCTGCTGACGATAGTGCTTGTTTTAAAACAGTAGATATTGTCTCCATACTTGGGTCCTCAAATTTTATTCCATCTGATATTAGACTTGTCATAGTAGGGTGAGCCATAAAAGCATCAATAACTCTTTTTTTAATATCATCTGTCATAGTTGTTTTAGCTATAGTTTTGTGAGCATTAAATTGATCTATACCCTTATTTATCATCTCTTTGGTTACATCTTCGGCATTAATACCAGGTTGGCTTTCCAAATAACCTCTTACAAGAGTTTCAATTTGTTCATCTCCCATAGATGTTAGTGCGTCAGGCTTCTGTTGCTGAAGAAAAGAAATTATTCGCTCTGTAGCTTTAGATACTTCTTCGTCCATTATTTGTTTCTGTTCTGATTCCCAAGCATCAACTATTTTTGCCACATATCTGGGAGGGTAATTTCCGTAATGAGTCTTTACTTGTTCTACCGTTTCTAGTCTTGACCATAGTGCGCTTTCCATTTGAGTTTTAATTTCTTCTGTCCACTTCTGGTCTTGCAGATTTTCAAAATTAGCCTTACCCTCATCACCAGTTAAATTCCATTGTGCTAATTTTAAATCTATACCTGCTTGGTCCTTACCTGTAGGGTCTATAAAATTACTGACGGTCTTAATAAAAGATTCATAATTATCTCTAATTCCAATTTTATCGTATATTAGTTTCTCTTGGTCTGACTTATTTTGAATGTTTTGAGTTGTTTCGGCTAGTATATCAGAAGTTACCTTTTCATTATGACGAGTAGTCATAGATTCCATAGCAGCTTTATTACCTATCCAGTCTCCATAAAGACTATCTCCACCTGTGATAGCGAATTTTTCGTTTTCTAAATCTTCTGCTTTTACTGACTCTCCCCTCTCTCTTTTATCTTTAAGCCATTGGTCGAATACCTTTTTATTCTCTAGTCGTTTTTTCTGTTGACGATCTCTAGCATCTCGAATGCTTGTTGATAAACCTAATCCAAAACTAAGTGCCATAATTTTTTATGCCTCTAATGTGGGTAACCGTCATTTGAAGTTGCTGAGTTTATGTTTCCTGTAAATTTTGTAGCTTCAGCGTTTTCATCTGCATTTTGTTGTCGTATAATTTTAGCCATTCTAGAACCGAAGTCTGTTAATGAATCAGAGAAAGCTGCTTCACTTGCTTTAGAACTGTCATATGCTTCAGTACCACCATAACCTGAAGGCATTTTTCCAATTTCATTATTTAATAGAGTTTTTTCCCTATTAAATTGATCTTTATAAGGATTCGCATAAGCATTTATATATTGGTTTCTTGAAGCTGCGTCTACTTTCATATTAGATTGTGCTAAAAGTAAAGCATCTTCCTTAGCTTGATTTATTGCTTCTAATAATTGTGGTGTATATGTTCTAACAGTATCTTGGCTTATATCTCGATACATTGTTTGACTATCAGCTCCACCTAAATCATTCATTTTTTTAGCAGTAGCTGTACTGTCAGTTAATTCAGCTAGTCTTAATACTTCACCTTTATATTGTGCTGATAAATCTGCCACATCTTGCATTATCTCTGCTCTTGTTGGAGCATAAGGTTCCCCAAAAAATTCATTTATTTGTTGAGTAGCTGATTTTAAATTTTCTGATTGTGTAAGAAGTTTATGTTTTAAATTTTGTTGCTCTTGTTTATCGGCAACATAATTTTCCATCGCCCATTTATCACGAGCGTTTTGTATATTCCAACGATGTTGATTAATAGATTTATCTTCTTGGGATTTATTCCAATCACTAAAAGCGTCCATACCTGAACCAAGTATGTCAGCATACGGAACTCCAGCAGCTTCTCCTATTTGTCCTAAAGTTTTTCCCCAACTTGCCATTTTTTTTTACCTTACACTGTTACTGATTGTCCCCAACCCGTACGTCTACTTCTTAAATTAGACGAGATCGGTCCTCTTGCAACGTAAGCTGCATTAGGGTCATTAGGCATAAAAGATATGACCTGTTCCTCCCTTTCACTAGTTGGTACAATATAATTTACATCAGGAGCAACAGATTCCTTTGATGTTATTAATGGAGCATTTGGATCAGTTTGTAAATCTGGGTTAGCCGCTGTTGTCGGTACACCAGATTGCTCAGGAGTTCCTACTGGACCTAAATTTTCTTCCAGTGTTCCTTCGCCTGATAATAATGCTCTTCTTCCAAAACCTTCTTCACCAGCACCTACTACACCACCGAATGTTTCTTCAGCAGTATCCTGAAGTGGTACATTACCACTAGCTGGTATTTGTCCTTCTGTTGCACCAGCGAATTGAGATGCTATTGCTTCTCGTCTATCTGGTGTTCTTGTATCTCTACGTCCTACAGCTTTAGTTCCTAAAAAACTTTCTTGTGTAGCATATTGTGGTTTTACACCACCAGGATAAAGCATATCTTGTGCTTTCCCCATGCCTTGATATTTAGCAGCTTGTTCTGGGTCAGCTAAAATTTTATTCCAATTTGTTCCAGCACTTAATGGGTTAAGACCCATTGTAGTACCAAATGCGCTTTGATCTACAGTTTGTGTTCTTCCTAGTGCATCAGTATATGATACCTGTGTTGATGGTGGAGTTCCTCCACCTCCTCCTCCACTACTACACATTGAAATTTACCTTTTTCATATTAATTGAATCCCTTTCCAAATTCGTCTAAGTTTCTGCTTTTAATCTCAAGACCAGAAATAGGGTCTATTAAACCCCTCTTAGTACCTGATATTATATTTTGCCCTATTGTACCTGAACTAAGCATATTGTTCGTCCCTAGCTTACCTCCGTGCAAAGAAGCACCAAGAGTACTACTATCTAATAAAGATTTGCCCCAACCAGTTGTGGCATTATTTAGTTGCTCCGTTCCTGTGTTAATTGATGTACCAAGATTGGACGCAAGATCAATATCACTGTGAGGATTAGGTCCACCACTGTACGTATTGGGCTGAGTTGTACCGTATTTTCCTATTTGGTGAACCCCTAAATCTTCGTTTTTAATTTCACCTCTTTTTATTTCATCATTTGTTTTATTAATAACATTACCTATTGTAAGGGCTTTTGCTAATCCTTCATTCATTCCAGCAGTTAATACATTAGTACCTATTTTTAACGCTGGGTGCATATCATCGTAGGCATCGAAAGTTTTTTGAATAATATTTCTTTTGTTATTTGCTTGATTTGCTAGATTATTCTGAATGTTACGTTGATTAATCGTACCAGTTCCTGGTGTTCCTGTAGGTCCTAGAGCTGGTCTAGTATCATGTACTCCACCTTTATCTACAGATGGATCAACACCTGGGCTGAATGAATCATGAGAAATTCTATTGTCTGCAACATTGGTTAAACCAACCTCATTAGATAAGAATGCTTCATTACCTGAGACGTTCATATCTTCATCGTTGCCGTTTCCACCAGAACCTGAACCTCCTCCACTACACATAATTATATCCTTTTTTTAAATATGGCTCCTATTTCTTGATAGCCCATACGTTCCATAAACTTATGATACTGCCCATTCGGTTTACCTGAATGGGTAACTGAAAAATTCATTTCTACTGCTCCTCTTTTTTTACACCACTTTTCGAAGTCTTTCGTGAGTCTGATACCAGCGAATGGGTTCTTTTCGTTAGTAAAGAGATTCTCTTCGCAACCCAAGATTTGATTGTTAAAAAAATAGTTTGTAGTAAAACCCATAAAGAATGCAGATGGTACTTCGTCTTGTCCAACATAAACCCGAAAGTATTTCCAATCATCTTTGACAAACCCTTTCGCATATTTTCGTACAACTTCCAAATCGAGTTCCAAGTCTTTGTAAATGCTCGTCTCGTGCATTTTAATAGCGAGTGGTAGTAGTGTTTCAATGTCATCATCTGTACCGTCCCTTACCATTAATAGTATAAAATTCCGTGAGATTGACTGCCACTTCCTTTTCCTAAGCTCCAACCTCTATCTGCTTTTAATACTGAATTTCCGAATGTTCCCATTTTTCTTTCTAAATTACGTCCCTGTCTATCCACAGCTTTTGAAATATAATCAACACCTGGTACATCTGAACTAAAAAGTTTCGCACCTGTTCCTAAACCAGATGTTGCTAAAGGATTAATTGGTCCTAAATTACCACCTGTATACGAAGCATTTCCTAAAGCACCTAATCCTAAATTAAGTGTAGATTGAGGGAATTGCATTGGATTCATCATAGCAGGTAGATTTGGCATTTCACCCATTTCATATTTTGGTGGATCAATCATAGCACCTGCTAAACCTCCTAATGATTCTCCTGTAGACATTCCCATGCCCACTCCAAGATTACCTCGTGCTATTGTTTTTCCTATTAAAGGAATAGCATCAGCGGCTGTAGCTATACCTCCTGCAATTTTACCACCCATAAGTGCTTTGTTTGCAAAAGTATTAGCTAAAGAACCTGATTGTGCTGTTAAGTCTGCTACATTTTGTACACCTAAAGCACCAGCAGTCATGTGTTGTCCTGTACTACTTATTACTTGAGTACTTGGTCCTAACTGCATTGATGGATTAGCTTTTGACATATCTAATTTAGAAAGACCTGAACCTTTAGCCATCTCTCCTCCTAAATAAGTACCCCCTGCAGCCCCTATAGCCTGTCCCCAAGAGCCACCTCCAGCTTTTGTCATACCACCAGACACTAATGGTGCTAACCAAGCACCTCCACCTGGTACAGACGATGCGGCTATTGTTGCCATCGCTCTTATCCAGGGGTTTTTTGAAGCACTCTTAAACCATTTTTTAATTTTCTTTAAGAAAAAATGTTGTGGACCATCGGGGTCTGTTGGATCAAATTGACCGTGTTCTGAGCCAGCGAAGGAAGCTAAAGGATTTTGACCAGCTTCCATCTGGGCTATAAATATATCTCTTAATAATTCTGGGTTCTTTTTAAAAATTTCTGGGTGTAATACTAATTCACCTGGCTCTAATTTAGCATCTAAAATATCTTTTTTTGAATCCTCTTGAAATTCTTCTCTTGCTTGGAAATCATTTCTATCGAATCCCCCTACTTGTTTTACGAAGTTTGAAAAAGACATATATTACCTACCATTATACCGATAAGGTAGCTGAAGCTATCCCTACCTCTAAAGTGTTAGCACTACTAGTATTTGTTACCACTAGCTCTAATCGTCTACCAGTGGTCGTTCCATCTATCTCGATTGTGGTAGGCATATTGACAGAAGCTAGTGTAGTGGAAACCGAGAATGAACTTCCTATCGTAGCACCGTCTATCGATAGTTGAATTGTACAAGTACCACTTGCAAGTTTATGCGTAATACCGTCAAGACGAAGTTTCTGTTTCCATACTTTGGCAACAAAATACGTTTTATTAGATACAGATACCGAAGCATCTTCCCATATATTAAGGAAAGATAATGTGCTTGTAGCAAAAATATCAGGTAGTTGATTCGTTGGTATCTTAGCTGAACTATCTAAAGAAGCGACACCATTCACAGCACCTCTCCAAGTTTTAGGTACAACAGATGATAAATCTAAATCACCATACTCTAGTGAAGTACCAGTTCCATTTACACGGACGTACTGTGATGCGTTTGTTGATACAAAAGTTGGTAGAGAACTTTCAGGTGAAGTCTCTAACCATTGTGTACCATCATAAAATTTTAAAATGTTAGGTACTTGTGAAGTATCTAACCATAAATCTCCTGTAGATGAACCTGTAGGAGTGGATAATTGAGATTGAATATTTGCTTTTTGAGCTAAACTTGTTGATAGAGCATTAACTTTGTTCTGTGGTATTTCGTCATTAGCTACATTTAGTTTAGTCCAATTAATAAAGCCCGAAGCATTTGTATATTCATCTTCAAACATTAATCCAGCGATTGATTTTTGTGCTTGGTTTTCAACAGTAATAATTGTTACCTTATCATTAGCTGCTAATTGAGTATTAAAAGTTACAGTCGCTGTAGTGTGCGAAGCAATATAGTCGGCACCACCACCTGACTCTTGTAAAATACCATTTCTCCATACTAAAATCGTTTCGTCTGAGGAGTGTACGAAAGCAACGGTACTTGTTGTTCCTGAAATCGCAGTGTCTTGTCTACGATAGTTAGTAACTGATTGCGCTCTAACACTATATACAGTAATTTTATCCCCTACAGCAACACCTGGTGTGGGCGTAGCTATGGTTATTGTATTAGCAGCAGCATTATTTGTGTATTCAGCAGTTGTTCCAGTTGTAGCTTTTGCTAAAAGCACACCATTTTTATATACAACTACTTCTTCTGTATTAGCATCAAATGTATAAGTAATAACATTTGCAGTACCAGAAATAGTAGCCAATACACAGGTAGCACTAGCAGTTGTTCCTGTTAGAGGAGCAGCTATAGTCATCGTAGGAATCTGGGTATAACCCGAACCAGCACTTACCAGAGTAATGGCAGTTACAACGCCACCAACAACTGTTGCAGTTGCAGATGGAACAACACCTTCTGTGTCTTGTGGACTTGAGAAGGTAATAGTTGGTGCAGTAGTATATCCAGTACCTCCACTAACAATAGTGAAAGTTGTACCTACTCCAGTACCAATTAATAAATCTTGTCTGTTGAAAAAGAAAGGACCTTCTACGGTTCCTACATTTGAACCAGATGGACCTCTTAGTGAGGTCATATCAATAAGATTAATCCAACCTTCGTCTGCACCTGTATAGGTACCTACTCTGTATTGTAACCCATTAACTGAGTCTACTCTTATTTCTATCGGACCTGTGAAGTCTCCTGTTTCATTAAATAATACTGCTAATAATTCTCCTACCGTCTTATCTCCAAGTTCGGCAGCGTTTATATATCTTATTACATTCTCAAAATCTGTGTGTATGTTACCAGAGGAAACATAATTCTGTGGGTGTTGTTGTCTTAGTCTTGCCATATCTCTATTGTCCTGTTCTGACTGTTACTGCAAAGCCTATTACCTTTAATAGTCCCTTGCCCTGAGTAGTCAATTTGAATTGTACTCCTCTATAACGATGCTCAAATTTTCTCTCGTATTGTCTACTTAACGGCACATCAGGGAATTTGTCGTCCTTTCCCCCTTCTTCAATAAGAAACTGCATTGAACTAAGGTATCTACCACGTTCATCGAAAGCCTCTACTGTAAGTTCTCCTTTCCCTGTGGCTTGTAGTATATATGAATAACTTTCTTTTACATCATTAATAGCACCTTGCCATAATATAGGAGTAGTGATTACCATCTCTGGGCTAAATTTAGGAGTATCTTCAATTCTCATTCTTTCCCAAACACCCCCTGGTGTTCCTAGTACAGTGACACCACCTAGTTGTTTACCATTCATGGCATTTAAAAAAGTACCTGTTGACCATTTACTTTCACCACCAGACATCGGGTTTAAAGTTAATGTTAATCTAGAACATAACAATTCGGATATAGGAAAAAATATATGATATTGTCCTTCGTCTTGGTCAAAGAATGCAGAAATATCTTCTTTATTTCTCACTTGAGATACCAACTGTCTATAATATAAATCAATTTTATTTGACATAGGTATAGAATATATTGTTACACCATTAGTATCTGAACGTCTTAATGAGTGTACTCCATCTCTAGAACAAAACATTAAGTCTGAACCAGCAGGGGCAATCGTATTATGACTAATAGTTCCTACTTTTACATTGGCTTTATCATCTATTGCCCAATACGTATAATCTGGGTGTAGTGAATAAACTAGTGTTTGATCGTTAGTGAATACAGCTAATTTGTTATTTTCAAATACTCCTAAGCCTTTTATTTCGTCAGCAGTACCAATAATATTAGCTATATCTATATCAGCAGCTTTTAAAACAGAGGAAGAAGCAGTATCTTCGTCTGCTGGAAATACATTGTTTTCATCAACTCTACTAATATCTATTGTTGTTCTTTTATCTGGCGCTCCTGCTATTGCTAATCTTCTTTGAATAGCAACACCGAATGCTGGTCTGGGGTCTGAATTGGCAAGTACTCTACTAAATTGTTGTCCGTCATAACTATAAAAATTATTATCTCTACAGAAAAATAAAACATTATCGTTATATAATGTTGAAGTAACAGTATTGTTTCTAGGAAAAACTTCTTCTGCAAAGTGATCTTCGTCTGACTTTAATGAGATACCTCCTCCGTCTAACTGCGCCCAGACAAGTTTATCTCTTCCATAAAATGCTACGTGCTTGATTAATCTATCACCAGAAGTCCTTTGAACTGCTCCTGGGTCTCTTACTATAGAACCTCGCCAATCAGCGAAGCCATTATCAATTTCTATTAAATGTTGTTTTTGACCTGTGTCTAATGCGGCTTTATCTCTTGAAGCATCTATGCCTTGAAAATCTTCGTAGGGATATACTTTTACCTTTACACCAGATGGTGCATAAGATGTTGACATCTATGACCTCCCAACGTCATAACCTCTGCTATTAGAAAGATTGTCTGATCCTCTATCCATAGGACTTAATACTATTTTAGCATTACCATATTTTCTATTGAATAATATTCTATTCATAGTTCTAAAATACATAGGACCATAAGCCTCAACCTTATTACTTTGTTGTTGTACCGAATAATGATAAAGCAATCCTGATATCATGATTTGGTCGGGAACTTGTCTATGTTCCGTTGGGTGTACATAGTAATCTACTTCTAAGTTATCCCAATAAGGGTGCGCTCTTAAATCTTCTAATACTAGATTAGCAAATTCAATAAACATCATAATCACTTCACCATCAACAGTACCTGGGTGCATATCACCGTATCGTCTTAATGATTGTTGAGCCAATGTCTGTAATGCAGAATATGGTTCACCTAGTTGTGGATTGTTAGCTGAATATCTATGTCTATCTTTTACATTTTCATCTAGATATTTGAGAGTGTTTTCTGTTGCGTCTTTGTCTTTTTCTTTATCTATTGTCTTTCTTAAATCTACAGGACCTGGTCTTGTATTATCTTTATGATCTTGGTTAGTCGACTCCTTAGTCGGCTTCGCCATATCTTTGTAATCAGTTAGCTGATTAGCAATCCCTGGTTTGAATGGTTCTATCGTACCTTTCTTTGTAGAATTAAAGTTTGCCATTACTCACTATCACCTTTGATTAATCTTCCTGTTATAAAGTGATGATGAGTTTCGAACCTGTCACATAAAGAAGCTGGTATACGAAAACAAACATGAGTTTTATCTGAGTTCCATAAACCATTATACAACTCTCCTGCTATCTGCATATCCCATTTTACAGGCTCGGGTTTTGCAGACACATAATATGCCCACTCCGATCCTGTTTTCTTTTTAGTAACTATAGTGTCTTTAACTGCTTTTTGTGCTTGTATTGTTTGAGCTTTCTTTGCTGATGCGTTTTTTTTATCTTTTGTTTTTACCATAATTTTCTCCTTTGCAATAAAAAAGGGTCAGAGTATACACCCTGACCCTTAGTTTACTACTGTTTAAAGTACTTGTCGTCCTAAGCTAATATTAGCTTAAAGCAGACCAGTTTTTAACTCTGTGATGAACCTTAGCCTGAGTCATTTCTAACCCACACTCGGACATATATAGATGTTTAACACCATCAAAGTCATTAGTTTGTATGTCTCTTACTAACTGAGTATCTCTACCGTCCATATATCTATAGTTCAAATGATTCATATCTAAGATAATCATCTCTTGAGCTAAAGCAGATATTTGTCTGAACATTGGGTGCATATACACTAGTAAATCACCAGCAAATGTAGAGTATCTTGTGAAGGAAACACCATAAGAATTGTCGATCTGTTGTGGAGACCATCTGTTCTTACCAACTTCCATCATGTTTGTTATTGCTCTAGGACCACAGAAAGCGACTTTTTCGTTTGAACCATAAGCGAATATGGATTCAATCAAAGTTTTGTCAAACTCTTTCTCAGTCATTTTGTTAGCGGCAGCAAACCCTGAAGCACAGTCCGTGACGTTTGTTATCATATTTAACAAACCTCCAGTAGACCTTGTCGGAGTTGCAGTAGACCCATTTGCGACAGCTCTTGATCCAAAGAAGAACGCTCTTTCAATATCACCCATATGTAATTTAAGTGCTTTTGTAAGTTGTTCTTGCTCTTTATCACCTGTTCTAAGGTAAGTGTTTTGCAAAGTTCCAGATACTTGTACAGCAGTTTTAAAAATCTGCGTGAAGTTGTAATCTGTAGTAGGGTCAAACGAGATAGCAGTAGGAGCAGTTCCACCTTCTTGATCGGCAAAACCAGCAATTACTAGTACTTCGTTGTCTGCGACAGCTTGAGCTGTAGTACCACCAAACGCTCTAGAGATTGCTACTGTGTTAGCTGAAGCATTTTCATCAGCAGTACATAGTAAGTTTTCACTAGTTGTTAGGTTAGTAAGTACAGTTCCTTTAACCAAGAATGCTTCATCGTCAGCATTATCAAAAGTTAAAGTAGTCGCACTTGTGTTTAACGCACCATTTACAGTGATGACTCTGTTAGGAAGTTCATCTCTAAAGTGGTTAAACTTAGGGTCATCTGTACTTTCAGATGATGCCATAGCCAAAAGAGCTTGCAAAGGTGCAGACCCATTTGGTTCTAAGAGAGTAAATAACTCTCTGTAGTTCGTAGGACGGAAATCCGTTCCGAATTGACCAGTCCCACGTAGTCCTTGAATAGCAGCCATAATATCCTCCTTTATGTTAAGCTATTTAACGTGTTTAGTTAATTCGACCTCGTAGTCCCACATACTGCATTGAGCGAAGATTGTGTGAATAATTAGTCTAGGGTAAACCATAAAAGCCGTAGCGATATTACCATTGGCTACAGTTTATAGGGATTATTATATTAAAGTCGTCCTTGTCAACTAAGAAATATTACGTTTCTTCATGAAATCACCAGCTACTTTGTTGATAAAATCATCATCAGGGCTAGCTTTAGCAGGTGCAGTACCTGACGCTCCTGGTGTATTTCCTAATGCTCCAGTAAAAGATTGTCGTCTTTTAGCCATCGCTGTTAGTCTTTCCATCTCTGGGCTGTTCTGACTGTTTTTAAAATCACCAACAACTTGCATAGTTAATGCAGGATCAATAAAATCTTCAATCGTATATCCTCTACCAAAAGCAAAATTATAGAAATCTTGTTCTGCATCATCTGATAAACCATGTTGTGATTGAGCCTGATTAAGATTATTAGCAGCCATTTGTTTCATAGCATTAGCTTGAGCCACACTAGCGTCTTGTACTTGCTTTTGTGTTCCTTCTACTAATCCTTGAGAATGTGATTGAACATTCTTTAATAGTTTCTTTATTTCAGAGTTTTCTTGCATGACACCCTGAAGCATTCCAGCAGCTTCCTTATATTTAGGAGGTAAAGATATTGCGTTCTCTTCTTCCCACTTAGACATATCCTTTTCAATTTCCCCTAAAGGAATACCAGGACTATCTGGTGTAGGGTCTCTTTGACCACCCATTACAGGGTTCTTCATATAAGCAGTAGAAGCAGCAGTTAAAAACTGTGCTATATCTTCTCCACTTATTTTCTGTCCACTCTTGCCTACTTCAGAGGCTATTCTTTGAGCCAAATCAAGGACAGGTTTCATAGGAGCCACCTCTGTTTGGTGTTTATAGTTTAAGTCACTATATCTCTTGTATGTATCTTTGATTTGTTTTTCGGATAAAGTACGAGCATCACCCTCTTTATCTCCCATCTTGACTTTAATAAAAGCCTCTTCTGCTGACTTATCACCTTCAGTTTTTGGGCTTATTGCTTCAGCAACTTGCTCTGTAGGTGTTGGTTTGGGGGAAACTTCTGTAGTTGCGGCTACGTTAGGATCAGGTTGAGCCTTAGCATTTTCCTGAGTCACTTGTGCGGCTTCTACTTTTTTTTCTCCTAGTTTTTTGGAAGCGATTGCTTCTATTAGATCAGCACCTGGTTGTGTGTCTACTTGTGGTATGTTCTTGTCTATTGCCATTTTGTTTTCCTTTCCTAGCCTAAGCGAGGGTTAAATAGATGAAGCCTAAGCGTCATCTGGTTTATTTACGGTAACTTTACTCTCTGCCTCATTTAAAACAGCGAATGTTAAATCATTCTCTAGTTTTGTTTCGAGAACAGAAGGCATTTCTACCAACTTTCGAGAAGCCCATAATGCTCCTCGTCTCCAATTAATCTCATCAACTGACATCTTTGGATCATTTGAGAGATTATAAGCGGCTTGAAGTACTTCATCTTTCATTACTTGCTGAAGATATTTCCAGCCGTCACTCTTATTTAGTCCTTTTACAAGGGCTAATAAATTCTTTAATTCCTTAGAACTTAATCCGTTACTAAGTTGTCGGCTATCCATGCTGAACTAGCCGCTCTAATTCCATTAACATCTGTATATTCATCAATAAGATCATAACCGAAAGTTTTTAAAATAGCAATCTTTTCGTCTACAGGGTGAGCTGGATATTGACCAAAGCCCATATTACAAGCTATAGCTGCTATTTCATCTAAGTCAGTAACTTTGCTTAGTGATGCTTTTGCTGGTTGATCTGCAACATCGCTCTCTTTATTTTTAGGTACTAATATATATATAGAACCATTCATGGCATAACCACCATGAAAAACAAAATCGTCATCACCTGGATCAAAATCTTCCATACCAGTCCAGTCGTATTTATAAATTGTATGTAATTCGTTTGTTATATCTGACATATTATCCTATTTCTGATTTTCTTGTTAGATTGTAGTTGTAACTATCCCATGATTGACCCATTTGGTGAGTACTACCATAACCTTGAGTCCATAAAGAACCGTCCATCATAAGAACGCTATATCCACCTTCTTCTGTTGTACTTTGTTTGTAACCTAGAGTATCTATATCTCTAACTTGTCCTTGATAACCGTATGGCATTGGAAGTGCGTATGGTGAAGTATTTACCATAGTAGCAGCAACACCGTATATTCCTTTATCGTGGTTTCCATAACCCCAAGAATATATAGTTCCATTTACTTTGTTTTGCCAATCCTCTTCGTTGTCATGAGAAATACACCAAGTACTACCGTAGTAAGTTCCTGTATTAGATAATACTGATACAACTTTTGAAACCCAAGTTAAATTAGCGTCTTTAACTGGTACGTTTTGAGAACCTGAAGTAGTTCCACAACCTGATTGACCTTCGTTGTTTGGACCCCACTTGTAGAAGTCACCATTATCTGTAGTAGCGTACCAAGAACCTTGTGGTAAACCCACACCTTGCCACATATCTAAAACTTTAAGACCTGCTGTTGATGAGTTAAAAGTACTAACTAAAGTTGGAGTTGTTTTATTTCCTGAAGCATTATTATCTCCAGCTTGACCTGTGTTATTATATCCACAGTAGTATAAATTACCATCTTCATTTAATATCATGCAACCACCGTTATCACCTGAACCAGAAGTAGCGAACTTAACAATTTTCTTGTTAGAGCCTGCTTCTAGTTGAACTGGTGAATTAGAAGCTACACTGTTTGTAGTTCCGTTACCACATTGGTAAACATTGTTACGTCCCCAAGCATATAATTTATATCCATCAACTGGTCCTGAAAGTGCATAGCAAGTTGAGTTTGAAGCATCAATTACTTGAATAGCTTTTATATCTTTTCCTGCTAATCCAGTTATCTGTGTTGGAATACCTTGAGTAGCTGTTGAATTTGAAGTAACTTGGTTTTGAGCATTGTAACCCCAACACCAAACATTTCCTGAAGCATCTAAAGCCATCGGAGTTATATTTGAACCTGATCCCCCTGGAAGAGCGTAATAGATAATTCTATCAGCCGTACCTGGGAATTGTACTGGTACCATTCTATACTCAGCACTTGTGTGTGAAACACCTAATTGTTTATTGTTGTTATAACCTCCAGCCCACATTTTACCTTTGTCATCTAAAAAATATGAACTATCGTAACATCTACTAGCTTGAATTACATTACCAACTTGTTCTGACTTTTGAATATTGTCATAACCTTTGTTTTGATCTCTATAAGGAGCAGGATTGTAAGTTGCTTTCCAGCTATTACTAGGATCGGGCATTGAATAATTAGTTGAGCTTCCCCAATAAATTGCTTGCTTCCAAGCATTGTCATTGTATTGAACAACGGCACTACCACCTCTCCAAGTTCTATGATCTCTACAAGGCATCTCCGTAGGATAAATACCTTTATTAGCGTGTAGTGGGAAATTAGTACTGTCAGTAACTTCTGGTATTAGAGAGAAGTGTTGTCTAGTTCTTCCATTAGTAGCCGTGCCAGGATAACCTGGAGCTTCTGGGTCAGCAACTCTACAATCAATAGAATTACCAAGTCTGTAAGTATAACCACCTCTCTTACCAACGTACTCCCATTTAGGAATACCATATCTCATCATTAACGCAGTTCCAGTATTACCAGCAGGTAATCTTGCTTCTCCAGTTAAAGCGTAAATATCAAATTGAGATTCACCACCAACTCCAGTTGCAGAAGATGTTGCATCGTAAGGGTAGATAGTATCTACCGTTGCGTTTGTAGGAACAACTATTGCTACTTTAGAATTAGCCTGACCAGCAGTTCCTGTGTAAGTAATATCGTTTGTGCTATCTGTTGGAGCAATATCTAAAAGCTCTGTTCCTGATCCGTGTGTTCCGTCTTTAGTTGTAGAAAACTTAAGAAGTTTCCCTGTCATTGAATTGTCAGAGACATCGAAGTTATAAGTTTTACCTCTATATATATTAAAGTTTATATGAGTTTCGTATGCGTTGTTAATTCCATCTGGTAGTTTAAATTGGAAATAATTCTGTCCACCAATAGTAGTTACCTTAACACCAATACTATAAGTAGTTTCAACAGGCGCTCCTTGATTGTAAATCATGTCACCCTGTGAAGTCGTAACAGTTGTTAAAGCAGATGTGATCTGCTCGACATCTACTACGTGTTGAACTTTATTTGTTCCTGAAGCAACATAGTCACCATAAACCCAAGCAGTGTAATCAGGTAGAACTTTAGCTTTATTTGCGTTGTTAGTTTCTCCAGTGTACTGAACATAAATATCTTTTGTTGTTTCGTTTTTAATAACAGTTGAAAAAGCTCTGTTAGGAACTACAACAGTAAGTTCACTTTGACTTGGAGTGGAAGCCTGAGTAAACTTAATAACTGGTTTTGTAATTTCATCTATTGTTAATGTCCATACACCGTTAGTTGATGTTGAATAATCAAAAACTTTTGAAGGTTCATTTGATTCATCAAAAAGTTGTAATAGTGCATCGGCACCTGTTATGGCTTCTATTGCCTTAGCGGCATAGACCATATCATTTGCAGTCGAACCTGCGATTGTTCCCGTTGTTGTTTCTGCGATTGTTTTCGAACGAACTTTTATCGCCTCTACAACATCTTTTAAAGTACTCATTGACATAGTTTTATCACTCCTTCTTTTCTATACTATACCCAACTGTAACCAAACTTCGTTTTCTAAATCCGACAGTCTTGGTGCAGTTTGTTGATTAAATGTCTGTATCTCAGCCAAAACTGCAGCTCCGTCAAATACTAAATTCCATTTACTTTGATCTACATTTGCACTAGAGCTTGTATGTGCAGTTGTACATACCCAGTACTTATTGTCGTCCTCGACAAAGTCTAATCTGTTATAAGATTGACTAGTAGCATATGCACCCTTTTGTCTAAAAATGGTCTGATTCATATCAGCCCAACCATCGACATCATTGGTATAATTACCAAATCTAGCCTGTAGAGTATTTTCTACATCATTGGGTTTAACTCTAAATTGGACAGCAGTAGATATTACGGAACCCGTAGTGCTATCAAATAGCGTTCCCATAACATTAGGAAGGGTTTTATAATTACCTGAAGTACCTAGTTCACAAGCCTCTAAATAAGTGTCTAAATTATGAACACCTGTTTTAGCTGACCTAAACTGTACTTGTTCCGTTTTGGGAGTTGTGGGTAATACCGTCATTATTCTAATCTGTTAGTTTCCATAAACTGAATTAATTTTGCTCTTGTTAAAGTAAATTTATCATCTTCTTTATATCTACTCTTAAGTATATCAATTTCTGACTTTAAGTCGTCCACATTCGTCTTACAATTACACCCACAAGACGAAGAAGTTTTATCGTTTTTCACCTCAACATTTTGTACTTTAGCATCTACTTCTGTCTTATGTACTTCTAATCTCTCGTCAATCAAAGCCTTAATATAGTCTTTACCTAACCCTGATAATCCTGAGTTCTTAGCTAATTGATTTGATTTTTTTGCTACCATTATCTTTGTCCTTGTGCCTGACTCATCGGAACTATATTACCCTTATCAGCCTCTTTCATTAATTGCTCTTGGCTTAAGGTTTCTGTAGTTACGCCTTTCTGTGCCTCCATCATAGCCATCTTTTGAGATGGTGTCATTCCTTGTTGCTGTTCTGCAGCTGTAATTTTAAATTGTTCAACATCATGAACTCCCATAGCTCTTATAGCTTCTTCTACTATCTTACCAGCTTTGTACTCCATTTGTAGTCCCGATTGAGAAACTACTTGAAGCATATTCATCCAGGTTTCTGCATTTCTAGATGGCTCTACTGGTAAAGTTCCATCAATAACAAGATAGTCTATATTACCCTGTAGTGTCGTCACATCGAAATCTAAATATCCGTCTGTTGCCGATTGAACTAATTCACCTGGCATTTTATCTAAATCAACTTTTAATGAACCCTCTATTGAAACAGCATCTTGTAAGTTTTGAACCATCATTCTAACCATAGGTCTAACTGTAGTAGCCGACATAATTCTTGCCAATACTCCTAAACGCTGTGAACCTAATTGAGTAAGACGAGCAATTTCTGTTGCTGTTCTAATTCCATCTGCTGTCGGTACACCTTGTTGTGCATCTGAAGCAGCAGATACTCTTTGTTTTAAATCTGACATAGCAGCTATATCTGCCCAATGACCTTTTGTTACATCTGGTACTTGAGCAATAAATATTCCATCACCTGGCTTAGCACCTGGCATTGTTCTAACAACACCCCACGGGTTTCTATGTATTAGATCAGGAATGCTGACCTGTGTTGGGTCTACGAACATTAAATTATTCAGAGCAGCCTGAACATTATCTATTCTAGAACGCAACAACCAAGTAGAAACCTCGTGAAGTGGTAGGAGCAAGTCGTATAACGACTGACTAAATGTTTTATGATTGTCTTGAAATAATCCTCCGATAACAACTGGAAATTGTTGTCCGTAAGGATTTAATTGAAATCTTATAATAGCTTTTTCATCTATAACTGTTAGCACAAGCCATACTTGTTCTAACTTAGGAACACCTATTTCGTACCCTTGAAGTCTAACCCACATTTCATCAACAACTCTTGCACTGTCAAGTGTAAAATGATGTCCACTTTCATTACCACTTGGCTCTTCAGGATTGATAGATAAACCTCTACCTTCTTCTTGCCAATGTTTGTGTACGTCCCAAGCAGTTTTCCTACCCTGCTTTTTTCGCAGTCCTGGGTATTTGTTTAGTTTGGGGTACATTTGCGAACTAACCAGAGCGTTCGTAGAAACGTAATCACTAAAGACAATAAACTGCATACGTTCCCAATCTCCCCAACTCACTCTTGGATCAGGGAATACTTTTCGTGGATCGAAATTTATTATGTGGTTAGTATTGTTCTTAGCGTCCCAAACAACTTTAGTAGGAGAGAAACCATATCTGATACTGTCTAATAACATCTGAGCAATTCTTGATTCGCCTGCTGTTCTTCTCATGTGTTGGTGCAGTAATCTTTCTA